GACAAAGCTCGCGTATGTGCAGTCAATGCGAACATGAAGGTTAGAATTGTTACGGCGCACCCGGCGCCTAACAACTTCTTTCGCCCGCTTCAAACTCTTCTTTGGAGGAGAATGAAGTCCATCGGGGTGTTTAAATTTACCGGAGGCATGCCAACGATTGACGCAATGCCTACCTTTTCACCCATTGATGGTTATGTCTTCAATTCCGCGGATTACAGTTGTGCGACGGACGGGATCAATCCCGCGTCCACGCTTGCCGCGCTAGACACCATCTTCAAGGTTATCGAGAGGCCCCAGGATCTCGATGATAAGGAATGGGACCGGTACCAGCAGTTGGCTGGCAGCACCTTAACAGCGTCCGAACTCTTCTACAACCCCCTTGACTCTGTCCGACAGAACTATGGACAGATGATGGGCCATCTTCTTTCATTCCCAATCCTTAACATTGTCAACGCCGCAATTTGGGCAGAGACGATGTACGAGACCGGCGAATATGATTTCGAAGATTTGAAGGGGATTTTTAAAGGGCAATTTGATGCCCCCCTGAGGATCAACGGAGACGACCTCCTTGCGCAAATGCGTGAGGAGACTTGTGACGTCTTCGCAAAAATCGTCGAGAGGAATGGGTGGAAGCTGTCTGTTGGTAAGTCGTACATACATCCGACGATAGGATGTATAAATAGTCAATTTTTCGACTTCGAAAGCCGACGGGCAGTTGGGGACCGTTATAAGTTTGGCGGACTCCAGAAGGACGCAGATGTCAATGCGTTTGCCGACTGGTTGTGGAAGTGGGGTTCGGGTCGGGAGGAGGATGTTTTCGCCTTTGTGGCGTTTTATAAAGACTGGATAACGGGCACATTTGGGCACCCGTCGATTTTTAACTTTTTTTGTTATTTTTCGGCTGGTTGGCAAAGAAAGTTGGTAGACCTGTTCGGGACCCCTAAGCTTAGAGACTACATGAAGTGGCGTCATTTTAAGAATGTCGAGGAAAAGAAGCTACGAGAGCTTCTAGAACTCGAGGACGCATTTCGTCTCACGTATCCGGATGTTCTCTCTCCTGATGAGGAGGGGTGGCACCTAGAAACGAAGCTTAGGCGGGAGGAACAGAGAACCCAGTGGGCCTCCGTAGGATTTTTGAACATGGTTCGCATTGCCACAAGAATGCAGAAAAACATTTTTTTCGACGACCGACAGCCGGCCGCCCCCCATATCCCTAAGTATATTACGGATCTCCCTGACAAGTTACAGACATGTGACTCGTTATTTTGGAAATTCGTCGGGAAGTGGAGGGAGACTCGACTTGCGGTGGAAGAGTATGATGAGAAGGGTGAGATTAGACGTGGGCAATTCATCGAGTTCAAGATGAAGAGTAAGGCCCAAAGGCGCCGTTCCTTCCTGGAATGGAAGGAAAATTGGGAATCTCATCGCTTCTACCAATGGTCCACGAGTGGCCGGTCGAAGTTCCATTTAAAAACAAAATTTTACCAGATTGACCAATACCCCGAACTCATCAGCAGTAAGACTGAC